GGTGTACTTAACTTCGGTACTTCACGGTAAAACATATTCTGACGTGCGTCTTGCTCAATTTTACGGTAAATTCACACTAGCCCGAAATAGTACCTCCCGAAGGGGGTACAACTACTGCACTGGTTTGTAGTTATTCCCGAATTTTAGACCTGGCTGCGTTTAAAACTCCGGCGTTGGATGTTTTTTTTTCTTCCGTAAATGTATAAAAGAAATGGTTCTGGGTGAAGTCGCAAATACAAAGCAAGGAAATCAATTTTACGTGAACGTTGTTACTGTGGATGATGATGATGTATATACTTTGGCTGGGGCCACTAGTGATAGAACGGATACAACTGGTGGTGGCAATGCTATTTTACCTTCCGGATCTAATTTAGTACGCGATATGGGTAAAAAATTAGTAAATATGCATAGTAATTCAGGTGCAATTAAATCTATCTATAAAAAGGTTCAACTTGTAGTTGACGGGGCTGAAAAGAATGAGGGTGTTTCTGGTAACCTTGATAAGCAATCTTTCTATATAAAGGTCTTCCCTTCAAGTAAATGGGCCAGCATAACTTTATAAATTTTTATTCCATTTATATATTTATTGTAATTATTTACAATATATATATATTCATTTGTAAAGTCAACCGCGGAAAATTTCGTGGATTTACCCCGGTATTTATATACCCTTTAAAATTCATATTACTTGAGTTTCTGAATATTTACAAGCATATGCTATTTTAGCGAATTTGACGTTTATGTATTACGTTCCGATAAATTTTTCGCTAGTTATTTTTTCTGCCAGAGTCCGTTAAAAAAAATCGCAATGATAAGTATAAAACAAATGTCGGCCTCCAGATCAACTGCGAATCTAAAACAGGGTAATAAGTATTTTGTTAATGTAGCCGCCAACCCCAAAGTATTTATTGTAGATGCTAACGGCAATATACCTGATACGACTGCCACGACTGCTTTTGTTGCTGGTGGCACGGCTGTGGGGAATTACATCGCTTTGCCAACTAGTGAAGGCAAATCATATTTACGTGATATGGGTGAGACTATTCGCGTGAACTATGCTGCGTTAAAAGCAACAAATGGCACATTAGCGACAGGAAAAGCCGCGTACCCACTTGACACCATTTTCCGCAAGGTTCAACAAGTTTCAACCCCATCTGCCAATAACGAAGGCGTAGACACTGAGAATAACATTAATGCCAAAATGGATGTATACTATATTGCATTCGGGGCTGGAGACGCTACTGGACTAAGATCGGCATTAAATAACTGGGTCGATGCTGGGTTGCCTTAAACACGGTTTATTGATTGTATATTTGTATTTTATTCATTCGTAATGAATAAAATACGTGGGTAAATTGCCGTCTATCTAAAATTTGGGCTTCGGTATTAAATTTACGATTCAACAAATGGAAATTAATGATGTAAACCAAGTTAGGTCTAAAAAAAACTATATCAATAACAGAAGACACTTGAAATGGCATTATCCCCGGTAACGAAAAGGATTTTCGAGGCAATTCACTGGATTTTTTCCTGTATGGTACTCGGTGTTATTGTATACTTAGCTTGGAAAGCTCGTAAACACGTAGAGGCTATACTACTTACAATAATTGGTATTTCGGCTATATTTTATTACTGGATTAAATGGTTTAAGATCCCCGACCCTGAAGAGGATTGGCCTCCTGTAATTAACCCTTGCCCAGACTACCTTACGTTAGTTGCCCCGGATGCTACTGGCGACTCTGTACCTGTATGTGTGGATTTCGTAGGAGTCAGTACATTACCACAAGTACTTAAAAAGGCAAACCCCAACGCTATTCCACAGGCTTCGGATGCAGACTACGGCGATTATGTGTTTGAAGTGAATAAATCTAAACCAGACCAAAGCGAAACTGATTATAATACACAAATTTGCATGAAAGTACAGTCCAAAGGTCTTTCTTGGGCTGGTGTTTGCGAATGATTGGCATACCGTGAAGTGCCGAAGTTAAGTACACCCCTTTCAGAGAATTGTACTTAACTTTACGATACTTTACAACTACAGCCATACGAAGTTGTAAACCCAAAGGGTGTACTTAACTTCGGCACTGGCCGGTAATCTATTGGTGTGGATTACCTTTGTGTGTTTAAAAATATTTTGGATTTTATTATAAATTATATTATGTATATATTTTATAATTATAAAATGCGTTTAATTCTACCTAAGGTTATAATATCAAATAGTAACTAAGATGGACACACAAATCCATAATGAATTTTATAAAACTATATTTGAATGGGCTAAATCACCTGCTCCAAGGGATCCGCCTGCTGTATTCTTATACGGTCCACCAGGCATTGGAAAAACAACGCTTGCTCATAGAGCTTTAGAAGATGCCGGATTACGCGTAGTTGAATGGAACGCAAGCCAACATCGTCATAAAGCTGCTGTTAGTGAGGCTCTTGAACCGCTTTTACAAAGTTCTAACATTACTGATTATTTTCACGAAAAAGGACACCGCTCGTTGGGAATTATTCTTGATGAAATCGATGGCATGAGCGTTGGAGATAAGGGTGGATTATCTGAATTACTTCGCCTTGTTAAGGAATATAAGGGTTCAAATACAATTGTTTGTATTAGTAACGAGTGGCAAGAAAAGCGTTATGCGGGGTTTCTACGGTGGTGTAAGGCGTTACAAATTACTACACCTACCTCGAGCGATATTATGCCCGTTATTATTTCTGTACTTGGTGATAATGGTATTGACACGGAAGAGCTGAAGATTTTGGCCGACGAATTACAGACAACGCATTGTGGCGACTTACGAAAGATAACGCAATCATTACGTGAAATGGGTCCCGAATATAAACGTGGGCGGATGTCTCTTACCGAGATGCGACGAATTTTACGCGAAGGTCCGATTGAACGCTCTTCGCTAGGCACAAATAGGGTTCGTAGGTCTGAAACAATTAAAACAGCACTAAATAATCTTTTAACCGGTAATATGGATACGATGGCTGAAATACCGTTGAATAATAATGATTTAAACTTGGCCGGTTTACATTTACATGAATCTATGCCGAAATGGTTGTCTAAAAATGAGAAAAATACATATAATGCGTTTTCTATTTATAGTGAGTTGATGAACCCAATTACAAAATCGGACCGATTGGATTATTTTACATTTTTCTATCAACACTGGTCTCTATTTTCCGTCACATACCAAGTCAAACTTCAGTCTGTCAATATTAAATTATTTGAAGGCGAAGACCCTGTTTTGAAAACGGATAACTCTGCTGTAAAATGGAATGACGGGGATATGGCTTATACGTCGGTATTATCTAAGCAATCGTGGCTTTATAACCAGTTTCGTTATTTATGTGAAATGCGGGAAATAATTCAGAAAGAATATGATAGATATGACGGGGGCATCGAAGGGGTTTTTTGGATTGGAGGTATAGCTTTACATAACCGGTTAAAAGGCGGAGTAAATAAAATTGGCGCTCAGGCGGACTCTGTTCGTTTTGAACGCTGTTTACGGGCTTTAGAACTACCAAGGATGAAAGCTATGCCGTTCTGTTAATGTTATTCGGGCAATACAGAATAAGGTTACAAAAGTGGGTTTAACTTATTGTATAGATTGAAGTGCCGAAGTTAAGTACATCCCTATGAAAGGGGAGTATACTTAACTTCGGTACTTCACAGTACAATACTCTGAAAGGCGAGTGTTCTTAACAGCTACGGCCTTAAGAAGTTGTACCACTTTGGAGCTAATTAATTTCGGTACGTGCCGGTGAAAGTGTGAAACAGTCTAAACATTTATGAATGATTATGAATCATTGCCATAATGAGTTTCAGTGAAATACTACACGATTGTCTAAAAATATGCGATGTACTGCAAAAACCTATACTTACTATATATAATAATAAAAATCTGTTTACGACTAAATCCGATAATTCCGCTGTTTGCGTAGCAGATATACTTGTTCAGACATTTTTAAAAATTTATCTTGCTGATATAGTGGAAACATTTATTGGTGAAGAATCCGGTCAATATAATTTTGAAACTCATGTAACTGATTTAGGGTCGGCTGTATATGTTTCAGACAATGTGCTAAAAGACGATATAAATAAGGCACATGAGGCTATTTTAGAAATTATACAAAAAAAACCATATAAACGGATAAATGGATTGTTAGCGTTTATTGACCCGATTGACGGAACATCGGAGTTTACAAAACAAAAAGGTAATGAATCTACAATCTGTATTGGTTTTGCAAAAGATGGTAAATCGTATGCTGGATTAATATATAGAATTATACCAAATAACGGGATTTCTGAATATGCCATCGGCTGTAAAAACGAAGGCTTATATTTCAGCAAATTATCTGATAATAGTAATATCAGTGATAAACAGCAACGTATATTAACTAGCAATAGTAGTATTTCTTCTTTTTTAAAGGAGCTTATTGCATATGGATATATACAGGTTTGTTCCGGCGGATGTGGAAATAAGTGTCTTTTACTTCTGGAAAACGGTGGTGACATATATATACAAGACCGTGGTTTATCGCGATGGGATACATGTGCTGCCCAGGCTATTTTGGAGGCTCAAGGCGGTGTCTTGTGTAAACTTGATAAATTCATTGAAGACGGGGTTATTAGTAGTTATCAATATTCAGTATCTGAAATTAATACAGACCCGAATCCATTGGCGTGTTTTAGTTCTATGAACTCAAATAATTTGTTGTATGGTTCGATTGGCGTTCAGTGTGATTTAGTGAAGCCGTATTCTAATCTATGTGGATTACTTGCTATACCATGTCGTATTTATATGAACGAAGAATCAATGGTTCAACTTAAAAAGGCTATTATGTCAGTTATTAGACCAAGTTATAATTAAATGCCTGCTTTTACAATTGTAACTACAAGGGTCAGCATGATTGTTTGATCTGAAAAATTTAAGGTATTTTATATTTTATATTATCTAAAAACTTGCAAAATAAAAGTTGAATAAATGGTATTAAATAAAACAACTGTGCTTGCCCGGATAATGAACTGACATACCGTGAAGTGCCGAAATTAAGTACTCCCCCTTTTGGAGTGAAGTACTTAACTTTATGGCACTTTCACGGCAACGGCCGTGTAAAGTTGCACCCCAAAGGGGGTACTTAACTTCGGTACTGGCCGGTATTTTATATTTTATATTTTTTTTATATATAAGAAATAAATTATAAAAATGCCTTATACCGTGAAGTGACGAAGTTAATTATACCCCTTTCAGAGAGGTGTACTTAATTTCACCATACGAAGTTTTGTACCCCTTTCAGAGGGTGTTCTTAACTTCGGCACTTCACAAAACCGACCGTAAAAAGTTGTACATCCTTTGGGTGTACAACTTTGTACGGTCGGTAGTAAGGATGTCTGTAACTATGGCATGATATGTTCGGATACTGAAGGTGCGTTTGAATCCGGCAATGATGTCGTCTGTAACTGTGGCGTATGTTCTGATACAGAAGGTGTGTTTGAATCCGGGCACAATGATGACGTCGGTGACTGTGGGGAGATGCCTGGCATATCTTCTGTCATGGAAGTGGCATTTGAAATCGCTTGCGTTGGTGACTCGAGTGGAACATTGGAAGTATCTGAGACCTTTTCCACACTTACAGTTTCAGATAGAACCGGTACTTCGGATGTCAATATAGAATTTTTATGAAGCATTATATCTGTAAATTTTTGAGACACTGTGTTTTTAATAGTAGCGAATAAACTACCCATGTCATTCCATAATTGTGTAGCTTGAGTCTTAATAGTATAATTTACAGTGGCAGAAGTTCTTGAAAGATTGTCAATGACATAGCGTAATCTAAGCTCCGTTTCATTCATTTTTAAATATATATGTAATAATAGTCGTTGTGTTCAAATTTTTATACAATAGAGGACTTGAATAAAAAAATTTTCAAATATTAGGATATGCCTGTAGATAAAAGGCGTCGTGTAACTTTAAAAAAACATCGAAAACAAAAGACACGCGGTAAAAAGTTACATCAACGGAGGGCTATTAATCATTCTATATGTTTCGACCCGCTAGATATTTACCTCATCGATGAGGTTATAAGTAGTGAAACTATTGATGGTTGTACAATTATAACTTATAAAGAAACTAATAATCCTAGACTTATTGTTAAAAAAATAACCTATCCGGTAACATCGGTTAAATCTGTGGCCAGAGCGTTTACTGAAATTTACATAAAAATACAGGGTGAAAAAAGTCGCGAAGGTAGTTCAAAGGTTGTATTTTCTAAAATTTGTAGTGGCGACACGTTTGAACCTATTGGCTATGTTGTTTTAGATACTCAAACTATAATCGGTGGAAACCTGTGTAATGGTTCTTCAGAAAAATATAGGACTGGTATACAAATTGGCAAAAATGATCAAGGCGGTGAAGATATTGATAAACTTTACTTGGAAAGAAATGATGATAATCTTATTATTAAAAAACTAATAGATGGCGACCAAACGTATAGCGGTAGTAATGATCCTATTGATATTGGTAAAAATTACAAAAATATATACACAGAAATACGTGCAACAAATCGTGCCGGTGTGTTAGGGGTTGGTCCGTTAATGGTATACGGAAAAATCGTGACTGATTCGCAATTAAGACCCATCGGATATATTGTTATGGAACGCGTTAGAGGAAAATATTTGACGCGGGAAATGGTACGGGAAAACGCAACGGAAATTAGACAATTACTAACAATACTATATGATAATAAAATAACCCATGGCGATTTACATAACCGTAATATAATGAAGGGTTATACCGAGTCATCTGAAAATGTGCGTATATGGATTATTGATTATGGGTTTGCGGACTTTTTTAGTAAATCGGTTCCTGAAGAGTCACGGGACTACAGGATAGCAATTATTCCAAAAATTAAATACAATCGGGCACGTTATGAGGCTTATGAAACTGTATAATTGAATTTTTGTACCGTGAAGTCCCGAAAAAGTTAAGTACACCCCTGAAAGGGCTGTGCCGTAAAGTGCCGAACTTAAGTACTCTCCCTTTTGAAGGGATGTACTTAACTTTAGGACACTTTCACGGCAGCGGCCTTGCGAACTTGTACCCCAAAGGGGTATCTAACTTCGGCACTGGCCGGTACTTCACTTTATGCCTCATTAGAAAAAGGCCTCGGCACCTTTCTCCCTGAATTAATCATCGTCCTACGCCTGCGATAATCAACCCAGACCCGTTTGACCCAAGGTGGATCTTCCAAACAGGATTTTGTCAGCTAAATTCAGTTAATGAAGTTGCTGTAAGGACGCTTCTCAACATAACGACATGGCTCGGGGGTTTTTATAAATGTTGGTGCTGTGTGAGCCATTTGTTCCATTGATAGTCTGTTGCGCAGACAGACCACAGTGTCCTGAAAGATATAACACATGAGGCGCATCATGTGGGCTATTATTTAACGACGCCTGCCATTAAGCGTCTTATTTGCTAGGACTTGTTTTTTACCATTGTGTTGAAAGGTCTTTATGATTAAAAGTCCTTTCAATTTTTTTTATCGGTGCGTACAAGTCGGTACATTGGATTTTAAAGTTAAGCTTATTTTAAATTAACAATAATTTATAAGAATTATTGTTAAAACGGCACTTTCACCGAATATGCTGAAAACCTGCCGTGAAGTGCCGAAGTTGTAACCTGTCGGAAGTTTTTAACCATACAGATCTTCGTCCAGCGACCCAAACAGGTTTGACTGCGTTAAACTGTTCGTATTTGAGATACATGGCAAAGTTTGGGTAATTGGAGCTTCGTCGTTATCCCTGAAATTGCGATTTTCACTTGGCTTACCTGTTAAAATATGTAACGGTTTCTTCATTAATGATGGTAGCGGTGGTGCCGACGGTATAACGGCATCTGCTTCTTTAATTTCACTTATTTCTATACCGTTAGGCAAGTAAAGTCTGTTGATAAAACCAACTTTATTTCCACTGCTGTCTTTGAATAAATACATTACATCATGTTGGTTTGTCTTTTCTGGGTGTACTGCGTATAGAGAGTATTTACTGGATACACCAAATCTTGATCCAATGTTATACGATTTTCCTATTTTTAAAGTATCACGTCTCATTTTCACTATTTTGAGAAAAATAAAAACAACCATTTCAATTTTTACCAATAGCAGATGCTGAAATTATGGACAGACCCCGCAATACACTTATTTGTATGTAAAGACAGTTACCGGCCAGTACCGAAGTTAAGTACACCCCCCTTCAGAGGGGATGTAATTATCCGGGCAAGCAGGGTTGTTTGATTTAATACCATTTATTCAATTGATATTGTGTAGTTTTTACATAATATAAATTATAATATACCTTAAATTTTTCAGATCAAACAACCCTGCTCACCCTTGTAATTTCCCTACTTTAATATATGTGGATTCGTATAATGTTATTAATTTTCGAACGCAAATATGTGTTTTTGATATGTACGTTTTGTTTCAGATAAAAATGTATTCTGTATATATAAATGATCGTCTTGTATAAAATCTTCTAGCCCATTTTCTGTCGTACAGGGTAATAACTTTTCACGCGAAGTTACATGTAAAAACGCAAAATATTGTGTAACACGATACCATATGCTTTGTTTTGAAATGTAATCATTTAAAATATAAGTCTTGTAATTATTAGTTACATATGTTTGAACCTTCACACATTCAATAGTACGATAGGTTTTGTCTGAAAATAAACTTAATAATTCTATAATACTAGACTTAAGCCATATAGTTGGTTGCACAGTGTAAACATAAAAACAGCGTATTTTCTTTGTTAATGATACGTGTTCATTTATTTTTATATAATCATACACCTTTTCTGGTGCCTGTTTTAGTTCTACTGAATCTATATTATTTGCGTCCATCTTATCAATTATAGTATCTATAAAACTTTGCTTGTAGCGTAATAAAATATCATTTTCATGAATAATTAAAACATATGGATTCTGTGTTTCTAATTGTTTTATACATGATAAAATTCTAGAAGCGTAAGGGAGTGTATCGTCATATAGTAATGTTTTATATATACAATCATCATGTAGTTTATTTGAGCATAAATATGTGTCTGAATCTTTTGGAAAATATTTAGAAAAATAATGTAGTTGTATTTTTAGTATGTCAAAATAGTCACTATGAGTATATAATAAAATATCCATTATATATATTGTATTATATATACTATTCTTTATATCCGGGCGAGCTGAGTTGTTTGATTTAATACCATTTATTCAACTTATATTTTCTAGTTTTTACATAATATAAATTATAAAATACCTTAAATTTTCAGATCAAACAACCCAGCTCACCCTTGTAGTTTGCCTGGCGGGTAAAAGATTTTTTGATACGGACACACTTATTATTTACTCATATATTTGTTATTATGACGACGTACCTTGCGTGTTTTTCGCTTATATTTTCTTCCACCCTTTCTAACACTGACCGAAGGGGTGTTTACACGTCCCATTGGTCGGGTAGATGCTTTTGCTGTAGGTGGTGATTGGGTTGGGTTTAGTCTTTCCACGCCTACATTATAATATGGCAATGCTGTATCGGCTTTTATTAGATGTAGTATGTCAACTATTCGTTTTCTATTTATATCATCGTCTGCAGATGAACGAAATGCCGAACTTATTGCAGTGTCGACAAATGCGAGTTTAGGGTTCTTTAATAGTTTATCATGGCAATCTAATAATATACAGCCGGTTCCATCCACTGCTTGGCACTGTTTAGCTTCTATAGCTTGGGCGGATGATTTCAAGGCCTTTTCATTATATAAATTAACAAAACGGGTATATATATCAGCCCCCGTCGAATCCTTTGCAGATGGTGTAGTACAATGTCCCACAACTATAAGATTATAATTCAATTCGTTTATAGGTTCACATCGTGTAGGGCTACCATCTTCGGCATATACACGTTGCCATACCGGTTCCGGTTCGGTTTTATGCCCTTTAGTCATAAAAAAGTCCTCTAAATTACGGGTACCATTAATTATAGCAACTTGCTCATCTATAACATCTTGTAGTATAGATACCTTTTTAGGGGCTCCTGGCTTGTGTAGCGAAGCATGGATTATTCCGACTTCTTTGTTTGTCCCATTTTCAAGAGATAGAAAATAATACGGACAATTCTGATAAAATGGTTTAAGTAATGACTTTCGTGCTTCGACCTTTGCCTTGAACGACGGAAGTCTTACATAAAACGGGTCCCATAATGATGCTGCTCCATAACTGGCTGCAAAGGCTTCGTTTGCTTTTAAAACGGAAGATAAGTCGTGATTGCCTATAGTAAATAATACTTCTGAGTTGTTTTTTAAAGCTTCTATGCGAAGATTATATAAAAAGCAATGTAATAAAATTTCGAAACTACCATAACGGTCGCTCACATCGACGTTGCGACGGCCATCTACAAGGTCACCCGCAATAATAAATAAAGTTCGTGTAGTATTCCACTTAGTGTCAGTAATAAGGCTATAATTATATATGTCATCGGAGTAGGGATCTAGATTCACTGACTCTTGGCGATCATTTACTTTTGTAGGCAAATCTATTAAATTTGCCTTTGATAAAATCTGAATTAGCTTTCTATAATCGGAATGTATATCGCTGGTTATATATACATTATCATATTTTGTAACATCGATAATGTGGTTTGGTGTAACAGCTGTTCTGAAACGGGCGAATTTTGGTTCAATGGTGCTTTTTATAATATCGGCTGTTCCTACAGTGCGAAAATAGTCAAAGCGTGTAAGTTCGCCTAACCGAAGCTTAAACTCATCTAGGGGATGTGGGACAGAAGCATGTGCTGGTGCCGGAGCAACAGCAGAAAGAGCAACTAATGGTGGTGTCGCAACAGATTGTGGCTGACTGACTTTAACCGACGATGTAGGTGACCGGATTGGGGAACCAGATGGGCTGGTGCGGACTGGTAATTTTATAACCGTGGGCGGGGACGTACCTTTTGCTTCTTCATTTAGACGACCTGTTGGTGAAGCTGGACGGGAACGACTATCGGTGCTTTTTTGTAAACGATTTACAAAAGTCGGTACCCCTATTCTTTTATTTGAACTCATCTATATAGGTAGGTGTTTATTTTTCCAATACAATATACCAGTTCCCTAATTCCCAGCCTTTTTGTGCTATTTTAAATTTCGGGCATAATGTGTGAACCTCTTTTTCAAGTTCTGTGTCATCATAAATATGATAGTAACGCATATACGTTTTACCGTCGGGGGTTTTCCAAGGAACTATCTCATCGCTTTGCTTAAATTTAAATGGACTTCCTTCTGGTTGGCTAATAGACCATACAGTTAATAATAATGTGCCACCCGGTTTTAGACAACGATGAAACTCATTCAAGGCTTTTTCTCTATCTGTACTGTTATTAAGATGATGATATGTAGCAATACACAACATATTATCAAATGTATTGGTTTCAAAAGGCAGGGCTGTAATATTTGCTTCGGTAACATTTAACTGTTTCTTTTGACAGATTTTAATAAGTTCCGACGATATATCGATTCCTATAATATTAAGGTCGTTTCTATATAACATGTTTTTTCCATTGCCACAGCCGAGATCTAATACGTATGAATTAATTGGAAGTGAATTGAGAAATTGTTTAACTGATCCCCATACACGCTTACGACTAACATCGAAATGTTGTGCTATTTTATCGTAAACTTCTTTAACTGATAACATGGTTTTAAAGTGGGATGTTAAATATCATGCGTCTCAAATTTTATTACTTCTGTGCTCCGCACCTTCGGTGAAATTTGTGGGTTAGTAGCCAGTACTTCATTCAAAACGGTAATTTCACCGAAGTGCCGAGTACTGCTCTAGAAAAAATTTTTAAGAACATTAGTACTTAGTTTACTTTTTTCGTGTCCATATGATGTTGCGTCACCTAGATGACCTAAGAAACTTATAAGACAGTGGTATCGGTGTAAATAATTAAATGGTAACAGATAAATTGGCAATAAGTTCTCTCTACAAAAAATTGGTAGGTTTGTTTTAAACATAATTTCATTTAAGTTAACGTCGGTTATTGCAAATCGCCAATTTTCTGTGAACTCAACAGTCTCAATATATATTTTGATAGATGCTGCGTTCGAGCGTATTATATTATTTAAATTAGCTATAA